GCTCCTCTGATCTGTGATCCGTCAGCCAGTCTCTGTGTGCCGGCTGTATTGGTCGCTGTAGGTGTGTATGTGTTAATATCTTCTTGGTCCGAGAATCGGATAAACATATCATCTTGTGTAGATGTGTCTCCAATAGTTGTCTCTGTTCCAAAGAATACTAAGTGACGATCCGGTGTTGATACTAGCATGTGTCGTGATGCGGTTGGTGCACCAGATATGATTGTAGCTCTTGTGTTCTCTGCTCCTGCTGCTGCAGAGTTCCATTCGAATACAGCACTGTCATGTATTAGACAGATTGCCTTGTCACCAAAATTATCTAATGACCACATACCAGGTTCTAAAACCAAATCACCCGATGCTGCCTCACCCCATGCCACAAAGTTTGTGGTGCTGGTAACAGTATCTCCTGCACCATGTGATGCAGCAGTCGTTCCTCTGACCTCTCTTGTGACACCTGTTAATTCATTAGAAGTGCTTATACCTGTGTAGGATATTTCCTCTGTTCCTATCTTTATAAAGTTTGTACCTGTGTCTGGAAACTGTGATACATCAGCTAATATTATACCAGTTGTAGTCGAAGAATTTATAGCGCCAGTAATAGTCGTTGTGGGTTCACCTGCAACCTCACCACCAAAAGTTCCAAGAGACCAACCAAAACCTTTTGCTTGTACTGCTGGACCCACAGGATAATAGTGTTGAACTCTAATGCCACCTGATGTTGTTGCACCAGATCCTGACTCTGCCGATGGCATCGTGATTGTGATAGTTGTAGCGTTAGGAACAGTTGTAACCATAAATTTTTTATCGTTAAAATCTGCAGCTGCAAAATTAGAATTAGTAATAGAGCTAAAACTATCTAATAAAACTATGTCTTGTGCGGATATACCGTGATCTCCACTGAAAGTTATTGTAACAGATGTTGATCCGTTGGTCGTGGTGAATGCACTTGTAAGCGTTGTTGTTGTTTTGATTGGATGGATATCATAATACACACCACCAGAAAATGCATATAATATTCTGTTTGTGCCGATAATAGCATATTTTCTAGCTTTACTATTTACAAAATGATGTAGCCCTCTGCCTGCTCCTGTAAGAGCATCATCTCCTAATTGTTTCCAACCACCTATTTTTTCAGGTGTGCCATATCTAAATCTTACGTTATCACAATCAATCCACTGACCTTCTGCTCCAGTAGGTGTGATCTGTTTGTTTATACCTGGTTGAAATCCTATTTTCTGTAACATATCTACCTCGCATTATTTGGTACACCATTAGAATTTACGAAGGGTGATTCTGCAAAAGCCGCATATAAGAATGTACCACCTGATCTATTTAGTCCGTTATTTGTTGATCTTATCTTAAACCCATTAGAAAGAAAATCCATTATATTTGCAGTTGAGGCAGTTTCTTCTGCTGTGTCATTTGCAAACAAGTGATTATTAGTGACGTTAAATCCCGGTCTTTTGTTGTCATACATTGGCCAGTTTTCTGCATTATTAGGATCACGCACTATAATGAAGGACGGCCGGAACCCCGTGAAAATAAAGCTACCGTCCGCACTCCCTATCCCTGTGTAGGATCCGAATTTGCTATAGCCTTTGACCTCACTAAAAAGGTAAACTACATGAGTGTTACCACTCCCATTCACTGCATCTTGTCTTCCAACTGTAAACACTGTAGACGTTGGAGTGGTATCTTGCCAAAATTCAGTGTCGGTGTTCGCTGTTGCTGTGGTATTTAAAGTTAGTTTTTTTGTATTACCTAGATTTTCATGATATACGCACCAGCTTTCATTATTACTATTTGTTCTATTTTTTAAAAGCATCCATTTAGGAACAGAGTTTAGTCCGTGATAAATTTGTTGATTGGCAGTTGCATTACCAGTGAATGTTACAATGGAGAATCCTGCTGTTCTATTGTAAGATCCAGTAGATGCTAAATCTGCACCATTTGCTCCAGCACTATTCGAGAATGATGTTCCAGCCTTCCAATTCCACGTACAATATGTTCTGGTATTTGTATTTGTATCTCCAGCATTTCCAATGGTAAAACCATCACTATCAAAAGATTTTATTCTTTCGGATGATGTTTCATCATTAAAATCTCCATTTGAAAAAACTGCTTTTGTATTTCCCCTCACAGAATCAGTCATCCAGTGATTATCTGCATGACTACGACAGGCACCCCATATAAAATCGGGCTGCATATTTTCACTACCATCTAAAGTTATTGCTGTACCTGAAGATCCGTTTCCAGTATATAACTTTGTCTGGAAATAAAGTTCAGGATTATCTAGACCACCAGTATATGACATTATCCAAACTCCGCTAGGTTTTTTGTGCAAACTGCATAATATTTTGTTGATGAAATATTCGGTGAATACTCGAAGTTGCCATAACCATTATCATCTGAATTACCTGATGAAATTGAATAAGCTGGATTACCAAAATTATAATTTACATTTACAGCCCCTTCTCCACCATTATAATCCATACAAGCAAATGGATAGTCATCACCTGCATTTGTGATATCAAATGTTGCCATTGCAGATCCATTTTTATACCATTTAATTGTTTTTGTGCTACTTTCTAAATCTAAATAAACTCCAATAATATCACCTGTTCCGTATGTAAAACTTTGTGAACCTGTGTTTGAACCATTAGCATAAACATTGCCATTACCATAAACACCGTAAGAGTTGGAGAATCCTCCTGGATAACTACCACTTGTCATTTTTTGCATTTGTGCTTCATTCATACTTGCAATGCCTACCATAGGATACTGAACTGCTGCATTTGTTAATTTTACTTCCCAATACCAACGACCTTGTGTTAATCCAATATTTCCTTTTGCATTTCCTACACTTGCATCAAAATCACTTTCTGTATTTCCCTCTGATAATTCAACACCAGTGTCCGAAGATAAACGATTTAATGTCTTAAAATTATTTGTGCAAGTATCAGTAGTTTGATCAATACTTGTTAAATTATTTACAGTATAGTCGTTGTTGTTACCAGATACATCATTACCTAAAGCTGAACTATCCTCAAAATCTAAATAAAAACCATTCGTACCGAACGTGAGGCCGCTAACATTGATGGGCTGCCAAATTGTCGGACTATCAGAATTAAATTCTCCAAATGATGTTGCATCTAATTGTTGTCCATCAATTAAAACAACTTCACACATATAACCATCATAGGGTCTAGAAAAATTTACACTTTTACCAATATTGTGTTCTACAGTATGATTTACTTCATATTCTGTATTTTGGTCTGGATATGATGATGATCTAAAACTTGTTACTTGTGTTCCATTGATATATATTTTAACTCTATTTGATGCTGTGCCTTGTGTTGTATCCACCGCAACAACTGCATGAAACCACGCGGAGTTGTCTCTAAATAGCGCGGTAGTTTGTAATTCTGCATTACTTGAACTAGATAACAATTCTACTCTAAAACAATTTACAGTTTCATTATGTATTCCAATTTCAACTCTATTACTATTATCGGTATGTGCAGTAAAAACTCTTGAATTACTTGTAAATGATGATCTTTTAAACCAACAACTCCAAGTCCAAGTTCTTCTATTACCGCCACTAGATGGAGTTCTGTCTAAATGGTCGTCTGAATCATCATTAAATCTGCATGAGTTAGCAACCTCATACCCTGTATCTTTTATGGAATTAGTTCCAGGTATAAGTAATGACATTAAACCTCCTCTGGAAATTCTGCTAGTGGTCTTGTGAGTGTCCCATCTTCTTGTTCTGTGTATTCATACAATGCTTTTAATTCATCAACACTGTTACAAGCATCTATTTGAGTTTCCATCTCATTTGATTTTGCTCTTACATCTGCTCTAAAAGTTGTAATATTTTCAGGGACATTATAATCTGCAACCTCTGTTGCTTTGATCACATGCCAATCTGTAGGTGCAAGTAATCCTGATGCTTGATCTTTGATAATTTTTTTCTTTTGTGTTTTTAAACCATGATTAATTATTTGGTTCCCATTTTGATCTAATAAAGGATCACCATTTTCATCTAGTGCATCTTCGTCTTCTAATCTTTTTGGTGTAGCAGTCCCCCATGACCTTGTTACTTGATTGTCTGCATAATTATATTGTTCGTTTGTGTTTATATAATATGCTTCATCTTTTTTATTTGTTGAATCTGTAACTACTTCATATAAACCAATCGCTTCTTTCTCAGCTTTTGACCACAGCTGAAATATTTTAGCTGGATATCTTACATCTCCTATTACGACTGATTTAGGATTTATTATAATTTGACTAATATTATTATCTTTTACTATTGCATGCATATCTTAACTTTCACTTAAATTTAATGTTCTTCCTACTTCTTGCCACACAGCACCGTTATATCTGAATACAAGAATATCTGTTTTACCATCTGTTGATGTAAATGTTGGTGCAGTTGATGCTGCAAATTCAAATACCGTATTAAATGCAATCGTGTGAGAACCATTGTAATTAATCTCTAAACAGATAAATGAACCCTCAACTGAATTAGTTGGTGCAGCAAATGTAGTGTTTTCTGTTGTTAGATGGTATGCGTTTGGTTTTGCTTGCACATCCCAGGCCACGGCGTTTGATGATGATGTTAATGCCTGCTGTGGAATATAAGCTAGATCGTTAAATTTAATGTATCCAGCACCTTTTGCTGTAAATTCTATACCAACATTTGTGTCACCACCTGATGCAGCAAGAGCAGGATTGTTTCCTGTTGCAGCGTTGGTTACTTCTAATTCATTAACCGCTGAAGATGTTGTTTGAAATATGATCTGTTCATTTCCATTTGCGTCTGCAATAAAACCTGCATCTGCGATCTTTGGAGCTGTTAAAGTTTTATTTGTAAGTGTAGCAGTTGAGGTTGCTGAAACTAATCTAGCATCACCACCAGTGCTAGGTAGTGTTAAAACATTGTTAGCACTTTCTGAGTGTGGTGCAGCTTTTACCTGCTGTCCATGAGAATTACTTTCACAGTTAAATTGAATAGTACCTTGATTAGTATTACCCTTGACGGTTACGTGTCCTGTACCATTTGGTGCTAATTCTATATCTGCATTTGATGTGGTAACAATATCATTGCCATTCATATCAAGATCACCACCTAATTGAGGCGATGTATCCGCGGCAACACTTGCTATACCTAAAGTTACTTCTTTTATATCTGGATTAGTTCCATCGTTAGCAGTTGCGATAACAACCTTATCACCTTTATCCGTAGTAGCAAAAGTAACAGTTGATCCTGAACCAGATGCATACTTAAATTGAACTGTGTAAGATCCTGAAGTTGAATTTCTTAAAAAATAAAACGTTTGAACATCTAAAGGTATTGTTACAATCTGATTTCCTGTAATAGTTCCTGTGAACTCAATCATTCTATGAGAAAGTTCTGCACCAGTTGACCCATCAGAAACTGCTAGAGCGGTTGTTTGAGCTCCACCAGCTATTGATTTAGCAACATAACCACCAGCTATTTGTTCTATAATCTGTAAATTAGTATTAGTTTTAGTCCCCCATGTACCAGCATTTTCACCGGTTGCTTGAAGTTCTACACCCAAAGGGGTAAATGTTGATGCCATAAAAAATTCTCCTACGCTGCTACATCGTTATAACTTGTATTTGATCCAGTTGCAACATCCGAATATGTGTCATTCGAACCTGTTGAAACATTACTATAAGACGTATTTGAGCCAGTGTCAACATCGCCATAAGCGAATATATCTACGGACCCTATACTAGAAGTTATTGAAAAACCATCTAATCCTATGGTCATATCATTTATAGAAATAGAACCAACATTAGCATTAAATGATTGACCGGTTAATCCCAGACCTTCTTCTACTGTCAGAGAGCCAACACTAGATGTCATGCTCAGACTTGATGGTTGAGCCACAGCTCCACCTAATCCAACTATAGTTCCTTGAGCAAATGTGGACTCTAATCCAGATAGCTGAACCACATCATTAGGTATTGTAACACTACCAACACTAGCACTAAATGATACTCCAGTTAATTCTGCTTCTTGTGAGGATATACCTGATGCGGTTCCCTGTGCTGATGTAATCGATAGACCAGAGAGAATCGCTGTCTCGTTTGGTGCTTTTGCCGTTCCCTGACTTGCGGTAAACGATTGACCTGTAAGACCAATAGTCAGATCATTGACTGTCACAGAACCAATAGAAGAAGTTATAGATTGACCAGTCAGTCCAACCTGCATGTCAACCACAGAAACACTACCAAGCGATGATGTGGTCGATAGACCAGTTTCTATTACAACCGGAACAAAAGCCTCTCCCTGTGAGGATGTAACGGATTGCCCTGTTGGTGTGATTATAACATCAGGTATATCAACTGAACCAACACTAGATGTGATAGATAAACCTGTTGGAAATATTGTTGCATCTTTGAGTTCACCCCACTCACCATCGTTCCAAGCCTGTGCGCCCCAACCTGTTTTAAAAGTTGTGCTCTCATTCCAATAAGCCTGGCCCCAGGTTAACCTGCCCCATCCTGAAGTCGTCGACATGGTCGACCTCCTATGCTAGTCTGATTATTGCTGAAGAAGAATCGTTTGTAGGAAATTCTATTTTAAAAGTCCCGTTACTTGCAGTCTTGTCGCCACCAAATGCAATGACACAAACAGCATCAGTTGTTCCCGATCCACCATCTGTTGTTGTGTTATATATTAGTGCGCCGTTTGCAGTAAAAGAAGCAGATGAAAAAGTTACATCACTAAAATCTGTAAATGCAGTCGTGCTAGTTAATCCAACTCCAGTGTTAGTTAAAGTTGCACCGCCTGCAGAATATGCAGATCCAGATGTGTTTGATATTTCATTTGATGTTGAATAATCAGTTGTAGCAGCACCTAGAGATGCTGAACTTGTAAATAAAGCTATTTTAAAAGTATGTCCACCAGAAGATTCAAAACTGTGCTTACCTTGTAAAAGTTCCTGTTTGAAACTTGAACATATTGCTGATGATATTGCCATAATCTATTCTCCTACGGGTTTGCTGAGTTTACCGGTATACG